AATAGAGCGCCCCATCTGTCAGGGCATCCCCGTCGTTGTCCAGTGTGGGGTCGCTGGCCTTCGCGCCAAGGTAATCATCATCAAAGGTGTCTAACGCTGCCTCTGCGGCTGTCTGCGCCGACTGTGCATCCGTTACAGCCTGCGCCGTGGTGACAACATCGGCGTTCGTAGAAACAACGTCCGCATTTGTCAGAACCAAGTCGGCTGCTGCCGCGTTCTCAGATACAAGTGCCGCCGCAGCTGACGCTGCCGAAGCGGTAACTGCCGCATCAGTATCGCCAGAGCTGTTCTCCAGCCCCGTCAGGTCCGACTTCCATTTCAGGCTGCGCCCGGATACCGGCGTCGGGAAATTGAAATCCGTCACATTGGCATCGCTGTCGGTCATGCCAAACTTGCGGGCCTGATTGGTAATAAACTGCTTGGCCAGTACCACCAGCTTGTCCAGCTGGGTGTTCAGGGTCGTGATATTGAACGGGCCCGTGGTCGGAAAATCGCTGCTGCGCGTTGCCGACTGGTTCAGGGCAATGGTGATGGTGGTATTGGTGACGCCTGTATTCAGAACCACCGTGCCGCCGTCATAGCCGCCCGTCTTGGAGGTGTCCGGTGTAACCGTATAGTCCGTGGTCAGGGTCTTGAGGGTGTCACCGTCGTAGACATCAAGATCCGCCTCGTCAAAAAACTCAAAGGGGATCGTGAAGTTGGTTGTCGATGAACCACCAACGGCAATTTGTGTAAAGGTGGCTGTTGAGCCAATCGTAATATGAGCCATTATTCAAATACCTCTCCGGCTTCTTTCTGAACCCGATCAACCAGCCATGAAAAATAAAATAGATTGTTGTACGGAACCCACCTACGCACAGCTCGTGCGACATCGTTACTGTCGCTGTCCGGATCCGCGAGGGAATAAATTAGATCCCCGGCCAGACTGATTGCCGGGCCCCCGGGCTGCCCCAGCTGCTGCGCAATGGTCGGGTCTTTCCAGAAGCTCTCGACGCCCAGCATGGGGCGAAGCCCGTACTGATAACCGCTGGCAACCTCTGTCATGTTGTTGAGGTCCATGAGGATGCCCCCGGCCCCGGAGTAATCCCAGGCCTGGACAAAGCGGTCCAGACTGAGCAAGCCGCGGCTGTCGTATGACGGGGACTTCAGCATATCCACCAGATAACCCGCCGCCACCAGTGACAACATGCCGGACATGGCGCGGGCATCCCGCATCTGCAAGCCCGCCATCAAGGTCCGGAAGGTGGCCGACATACCAAAGGACTTGAACTGCATCATCAGCCCGCCGATCTGGCTGGACTGAAAATTGATCTTCTCGCTGACGCCCGGCTTGATAACCGCGTTGTCAATCTCGCTGGCAAGAGCCGTGCGGAAGACCTTTACGGCCTCCAGATCATCCCACTGTGCTGTATTGGCCAGATGCAGCTTGTTGCCCTTCTGCTCCTCGGCCGGCAGCTTGCGCCATTGCGCCACAAACCGCTTGGCCATGTCTTCATCGATGCCAACCTTTGTCATTTTCATCAGATCGGACCGGGACAGGCTGCCATCGTCTACCCATTTGGCGGCAATACGGATCATTTCCGACTGGATAATGGCCCCGGAAAACCTGTCCATAACGTCGGTATAAGGTGACAGCAGGTTCGCAATGAACATGCGGTTGACGTTGCCGTGCAGAGCCTTCTCAAAGCGGGTGGATGCTGGCATGTGTATATCAAGGTCAAACATGGCGTCGAAACGACCATGCAGGGCCACCTCGGCGGCCTCTCCGGCCAGCTCCACCTCTATGCCCGCCCGTTTGAAATCCTGTGTAGCATCCCCGAACCTTGCAAAGGCCCCCGAAAAGGCGTTGCGAAAGCCCACTGAAAAAGCTGTGCGTCCGACATCAGCCACAGCCGCGATAGATGCCTTGCCCATCAGGGCCAGCACCATCCAGCTTTTGGTGGCCTGAACGGCCCGGTAGGAAAGTGCAGACGGATCGGCCGGGATGCCGTAAACGCCCAGCACCTTGTCCCGTATGTCTTCCATGGCCTGACGCACCTTGCCCACCTCGGCCTCAAGGGCCTTGCCGGATTTTCCCTGTGCCGAGATCTCCTCCCACATCATTTCGGTCAGATCATCGATGCGCGATTGACCGCTGGGATCGCCATAGCGTTCAGCCATGCCAATGGAAGGTGCCATGCGGCGGTGATAGAGGCGAATAATCACCTCCATATCAGTCTCAATGAAGTCCACACGCTCACCATTGCCCACATCCACATCGATCAGGCGATTGCTGGGAATGTCCAGCTTGCGGGCCATCATCGGGGTTGCCATGCCGTAGCCTTCCATATGGCCGGCAGACGCCATGATCTCCATTTCCCGCATGGTGGCTGCGACATTGGTATAGACATCATCAAGGATGCCGTATGTCTCGGAGACTTCGCGGATCAGCTTCTGTGCTTCGCGGTTGCGGAGCTCAATGGCCGTGGTCTTGTCCTTGTAGATCGCATCGATGCGCTTGTTGATCGCCTTGATCTCGGCATCAGACGGCATGATGTGTGCAGAAGGCCATGCGTCCTCAAGGGCGCGCTTGACCGGACCGGACTTGCCATCCTTCAGAATGTTGTCAATTGTCCTCTGGGCGCGCTCCAGGGCCCCCGCATCACGCCCGTACCAGTCTCTCAGGACGCCCAGCAGGGCCTCCCTGTGCTTCAGGGTGACATCCTGTCGCCAATAGCGGCTGAAGTGGCTCAGGGCCTCTGCATCGGCCACAGGGAGAACGCCATTTTTGTTCTGTGCCCTGTAATTCTCAATGCCCTGCACAAGCTGATTGCGCTTTTCCTGCAATTCGGCCAGTTTTTCCAGCTTTTCACGGTAAATATCGAAGCCCTTGCCGCTGATTTTCTCCTGATAGGCCCCGTCACGGAACTTTGGATCGTCGCTGTCCAGCTTGCGGATTACTTCCGCCTCGTCCAGCAGGTCCTGGTATTCCCGGGTCAGCTTTTCACGCAAGGTGAGCTGGGCTTCGGACAATCCGCGGGTTTCACCCTGTTCAAAGAGATCATCAAGGATCTTCTGCTTGGCGTGCAGCTCCTCATTGATCTTCGGGATACGGTTTTTCTTCAGATAATCGACCTGCTTCTTCAGGGCTTCCGTGGATTTCTCCATGTAGCCCTTCTGGTCAAAGCGCAGCAGGGCCTTCTCAAGCCTGCGGATCCCGAACACCCCGGCATCAGCTGCCCGCTGCCCCATGCTATCCATGTAGGCCTTGAAGGCTGCGGCCGCTTTCTTCACATGCGGATCTGCATGCTCCCCGCCGTTCAGGTAGGCGCGTGTGGCCTCGCGCTTGAAGGTGTCATATTGCGCCGTCTTGCCCTGGAACATATCCATGATCGATGTAACAGCATGGTTCATGGGCCCCATGTTGTCCGTGTTCTTGCCCATGCTTTCCAGCCAGGCGTTATACATGCCGCTGCGGGCATCGATGGCCAGAGGGTTCAACAGCTTGGCCTGGGTAAAAATCGACTGTGCCATGCTGTCGCCACGCTCGGCCCCAACTGTAAAGACCCCCGGTGCCCCGCCTGTCTCGTCGGCAAAGCGGGCAAGGGCGTTGCCCACATAACCGTCAAACAGGTTGTTTTTCAGATACAGATAGGGATGCTGGGTCCAGCGCAGGTTCTCGATCTTTGTGCCTGTCGGCATCAGGCGGTCAGGATGATAGGACTTGGCAATGTCCACATAGTCGGAAAACTCGTCTGCATCCTTCGCCAGCGTTTCCATGCGGGCGTTGTAGGCTTCGTCTGTCTCGGAAGCGGTCTTGCGGAAGAAGGTCTTTGCCACCTCGGCGCGGATCCGCTGCTCCCGAAAAACGGAAAAGGAGACTTGTCCTGCCTCATAACTCAATACAGGCGCAAAATCAGATCCATACTTTGCCTCAAGACGATTGGACAGATCGACAAATTTCAAATAGTTGGCAATCTCGCTTTCCGTATATCCGCGCAACTCACTAAAGGCGCGGACATCACCACGATCATATGCGGCCCGTTCCTCGGCAGACCATGCCGAAGGATCAGAGTGCTTTTCTTCGCGTGACGCCCTTCGGCTGGCCTGGACAAATTCGCTAACTTCAGGATCATTCCTGATTTCCGGATCATACCCGGCTAAAACATCTGTGTTACGATCATATTCTGCCTTCAACACCGCATCATTGACGCGCACCTCGGAGTTGCCGGTAACATATCCGGCCCCGTCCTTCTCGACCTCGATCTTCACGCCAAGCGGCTGATCGGAACCATCGACAATTTTGGGATCATTCATCGGGCGGATCCCCGCCGTGATGTCCGGGTCCACGCTGTTCAGTCTGGTTCTGGCCTCGTTGGCCTTCCAGAAGGCATCATGGATCGTGGCCCAGTCGTCAAACTTGCGGCCCCCGATATGCCCGGCAATGCCGCCAATGCCCGCGCCAAGCAAGGTGGCCGTCCCTATGGCCATCATGCTTTCTTCCGGCGTTGATGTGGGATCCAGACCGGCCCTTGCCATTTCCTCTGCCGCCATGGATCCGCCACCGGCAATGGCACCGACCTTGGCGCCCTGCACAAAGCCCAGGCCCCTTGCCAAAGGTATCGGGATCAGGTTCATGGGATCAGCTGCACCGGCCAGAAAACGCGACCAGCCAGCCCCGCCGCGGTTCATGTTCATGCGCCGGTTGGTATTGGTGTCGATCATGCGTTTGATGCTCTGGAAGTGCGAAGGTGAACGGGCAACAGCCAGATCCTCCACATGATCCATGTAGCCATCAAAGCTCTCGTCCCGCAGGGGGGAGTAATCGGGATCATCGCGCTCTCCCGAAGGGTGCGCCATGGAATCCATGAACGACTGAATGGCCTGCCCCGGCAGGGTGTCCAGCATCCAGGCATTGCGGAAGTTTTGCAGGGGTGTCTGACCAAGCGGGTTTACCTGCTCCTCCCCCATGCGCTGTGCATGCCGGTCTTCCAGGGCTTTTGCAAACGGATCCATCAGCGTTTGATCCCTGTCATGCCGGTTGTGGCACCGGTTTTCTTAATCTGCGCCGCCTTCTTCTTGTCAGCCTGATCGGCGGCAATGGCCTCCTCGGTCTCCTGCCACTTCTGCCAGACAGCAAGATCCGCGTCAGCTTCACTCAGGATGTCCTGCCGTGCGGCGTGTTCCGCAGACAGGTCAATTTCGACATAGCCGCCCTTGTCTGTCTGTATCCGGGTCCAGCTGATACCATCATCAGCCCGGCCCCATACATTGTATATCCCCTTGCCGGTTTCACCGTTGCGCCTGGCATATTCAAATCGCACGTTTTCACCAAGCTTGATGGTGTCCAGATCAACACCGCGATAGCCGGAAACCTCCATGCCAGCCCGGACCTTTTCCCGCAGCGTTTCATAGAGCCATTCGGCCCCGCGCTCGTCGGTGGCCCCGTATTCCTTTTCGATGGGGTTCTGCATGATGGCAGCCGTGCCAGTCTGGCTCATGCCCGGGGCCGGGCGCATCAGACGCGACACACCCCAGTCATGTTTTGACAGCACACGGCTGACAGCCGCCAGCATGGCGTTCTCGTTGGTATCTTCCGGATCCACATCGGTCTGTGCATAAAGATCCCGGTTGTCCAGAAACTCACGCTCCACAGCACGACGGAAGGCAGGAGACAGGGAAGAATACGAAACAATGCTGCCCTGTCCGTCCTTCTGTGTGCTTTCAAGGGGAATGTTAAAGCGATAGCCGCCTGTTGCAGCGGCCCCGTTCACGAGATCACCAACGGCATCGATCATCAAGGTGTCGATCACTGTCTGCTGGGTGGTGTGGTCAGCCCCCAGGGCAAGCCGGTTGTCCTGTGCCGGTGTGCGTTTGCCCCGCATGATGGCGTCAACACCCCGCAGGACCGTGGCATCCACATGCTCATCATCACCCTGCCGCTTGTCGAGATACTGATAGGCCGCCAGCACCTTGTTGTTCAGGGAGGCGTCGGCAATGATTGTCAGGTTGGCGTTCTTCAGAGCGCGGTACATCTTCAGGCTGGCGTTGATATTGACGCCCCGGTCCTCACCTTCACCCATCAAGGCAGAAGACATAAACAAGGTGGCCCGGGCAGGCACCCAGCCGCCCCTTGTCCATTTGACCAGCTTCTCCGTGTCACGCTGCCATTCCACAGGTGAGCCATTCCGTCGCAGGGCTATGGCCTCGATTGTCTCGCCATCCTTCTTGCTGCCGACCATTGTCTGCTTGCCGGCAAGCCGGTACAGGATCGGCCCCTCCAGCTTCATCTGCTTCTGCATGGCAACCGCCTGGGCCTTTGCTTCCTCAAGCTGCTGGCTGGCAATCCGTAACATGCTGGTGCCATCAAGGGGGTGCCCTGCCCGGTTGACGGTGTCGTCAAATACCTCCTGAAGGCCCTGCCCGAACAGGGGATTGATCTGCTCCCCCTGGGCAATCATCGCCATCAGACGCGTTTCATTTACAGCCTCATCCACCTTATCCCTGATCGAGCGTTTCTCGGCAGCCGCTGCCATGCGGTCCTCGGATACCTTGCGGCGATGGTCCCCGGCAATCAGGGAAACAATGCGCATCTGCTGGTCCACCGGGATCTCGTCCCCGTCCTGCAAGGTCGCCAAAATCTCTTCCACTTCGGGATTGTCCGACTGCCGGGCGATGGGCAGAACCAGCTCAACCATGATTTTACCCGCCTGTTCCAGCTGCCGCTTGCGCAGATCCTGCTCGACCACATTGTCCAGCCGCCGTCCTTCAGCCTTCATGGAGGCCAGCGTGGACAGGTAGCTGCTGTAAAGCTGCATGGCATGGCCGTTGCTCATGCCCTTGCGCCGGTCATTGAGGCCAGCCAGAACCTTCTCGTCTGCGCCCAGCATTTCCAGCATGGACGACATCATGTCGATGCGCTCTCCGGTGAGGGCGGCAAGGCTGGCGTCTTCTTCCATCTGCTTGTCATGGGCCCGGACCCGCACAATGGAACTCAGGGCCGACTGCATCAGGGAAACCTGACCTTGCGGGCTCAGGTCCGGATCCTCCTGCCCCTTCATCAACGAGGCATAATTGATCCCCAAACCCTGTGCCAGATCCATGAGGATGTTCATCTGGCCTTCGGCAACGGCGTCGGCGTTTGCCGTGCGCTTGCCGCTTTCCGAGACGGACACCGCCTGGGACAGCATTGAGGCAAGGGTCGTGCCGTCAACGTCCGTGACATCAAGGCCGCTGAATATCTTGAGGGCATCCGGATGCTGGGCGGCAATCCGGTCAAAAAGAATTGTTTTCACGGCGTTGACCGTAAGCTTTTTCTTCTCCTGCTCCAGATTGGTCAGGACAGGTTCAACCGCCTTCAGGCCACTGACAAGGGCTGTGCGCTGTGCACTGGTGAATTTCTCAAGGTTCGGGAATTTGTTTGCGGCAATGTCCACCATCATCTGCGCCCGCTTGACTGGCGTGGCTCCGATGAAAGCCCCCTGAACCCGGGCTGCCGAATAGCCAATGGCGGCCTGGTCGATCAGGGCCTTGCCAGCTTCCTTGCCATAAGCCCCGCCCTTGATGCCGCTGCGGATGCTTTTGGTGTAGGCCGCCAGGGCTTCTTTTGCTTCAGGATCGCTTGCAGAAACACCGCGCCGGGCTAGATCTGTCAGGTCGGACTTGTGCTTTTCGTTGCGGATCGCCAGGCCCTTCTTGAAGTCCTGAAAATCCAGTTCCGATTTCTTCTGTGTCAGGGAGCCGTAATACTGGCTGGTCAGCTTTTGCCCGTAGGCCACGGTGGCCTCGACGGCAGAGGGATCGATAACAGCGGCCAGGGCGCGGATCCTGTCCTCGGCAAGGGCGCGGAAGCGTTTGGGATCGTTACGCAACTCCTCGCTGTTGGCAATGTTCGTGATCGAGGTATAGACATCAGTTTCAAGTTCCGTGGCATAGCGGGCTTCCAGCTGCTCGCGCAGCTTGGCCCCATAGAAGGTCTGGCTGGAAGGCAGCTCGGACGGCATGGCAAGGGCCCCCGTCACCGGATCGCGGGTGAAGCTGACCTTCGAGGCCGCAGCCACCGCTTCGCGTTTGCGCTTCTCACCGCCGCTGGCAAAGGCAAAGTCCTCGGCAGGCCCAAGGGCCGCTGCCGTATCCTGACCGATCGTGGAAGGGGCAAACCCGGCTGACCGGGCCCGCCGGACAACACCGATAGGCCCTATGCTGGTGCGCTGTTGTGTGCGTGTGAAATTCCTGGGCACTGTGCGCTCCTGTTACTCAGATTTGGGTTTCTTGATTGCGTGGATTTTCTGGCTGCCAGACAACAACGAACGCGTGGCACTGAAATATCCGCTGCGGCGATAGTTGGATGCCCGTTGCGATCCCAGCGAGATTTCGTTCTGTGCCGATTGCAGGGCGTTCTTCACCCCCAGCTTCGCCCGCTTCTCCTGGATGCCGCCCATCAGGGACAGGTTGGACAGGTCAAGATCAAGCATCCGCTTGTTCTCTTTCTTCGCGGCCATAAAGGACGGGCTGCCGTAGGGGTCATAAGACACGTTGGCCATGTTCTCGGCCTCGACAATGGCAAACTCACGGCGGCGGCGTTCTTCCTCCTGCTGCGTTTGCAGGCGGATCAGGCGGACATTTTCCTCCCCCTGCTCCGCTTCGATTGCCAGACTGTCGGCATTGTATTGCGCCTGCTGCTGCGCCATCTTCGCGTTCTGCCGGCCTTCCATGACGGAAGTCCCGACCTGCACCGCCGTCGAAGCGGCAATAAGGGCAACTTCCCAACTCATGCGCGTATCTCCATCCACAGACCCAGCAAGGTGAACTTCACCGGATCGGCCTGGCTGATTGTGATCTGGCCCTCGCGTGACCAGCCCAGCAAATAAAAATGATAGCGGCCCGTCTTGGCTGTCGGATCATTGCTCAGATCCTCGTTGACCTCGCGCACAATGAAATCATTGCCACTGACCTGAAAGTCCAGGGCTTCATAAACATACATCACCACCTGGCTGATCCGCTTGCGCTGGCCGCTGATCGGGCCGTCCGACAAGGCACCAGACACCGGCAGGGTGGTGATCGTGCGGGTGAAGTTCAGACCGGCGTGCAGGCTCGCAACGTCTTCATCAACTGTAATTTCACCGCTGCCGTCCACCACATAATCGCCCAGGTAGCTGTCGCCCGACATGGCCGAAACTGTCTCCGCGATCAGGTGTGTGAAACCGCCCCAGGTGGTGCCGCTGGTCAGGCTGCCCGTGGCATGGCAATCAACGGTTTTCGTCCAGTCAAACTTCTCCAGGTAATAAACCGTGGCGGCATTGACCAGACGCTCGACCACCACATAGATCTCGTTGTTCAGCTCGGCCACGGAGATAAATTTGTCCACACCATCACAGGACCAGGGGAACCATGCGGCGATCTTCTCTGTGCGCACACCATGATAAACCGCCAGGCTGCCATCTGAATTGACGAAAAAGGCCAGCTGCTCCGGATCTGTCTCGGTGCCGTGCAACACCGCCAGATCCTGCACACCGGACACCAAATCATCAGCCGTGAAACTCAGGGCATCCCCGGAATAAGACTGGTGTACATCGGACCAGACCAATTCACGCACGGTCTTGCCGGTGTCCTGGACATAGAGGGTCGCCCCGTCGAAATCCCAGGGCACCACATTGCCAACACCGTAGGACAGACGCCCGCGCGTCTTGAAGTTCAGCGGCGTGATCGGGGAGCTGTCACTCTCCGGAACATAGAGGACCGCCTGATCTGTCAGCACAATCAGGTTCTCGGAGGAATGAAGGTGCTGGATCTCGTTGATACTGTCAGCACCCAACGGAGCCTGAATACTGTCTGTATCCAGTGCCGTGCCGACATCGAACTTGAAAAAGGCAGACTTGTTGGAGCCAAACATATGCGAGGGCAAACCCCCGGAACCACCAAACCATGTGCGCTGTCCATGAAACTGACAGGACCGGGCGTAACCATTGGCGGCACAGAATACGTTTTCATCCCAATCAATGTCAGCCGCCGTGCCGGACAGGGTTTCCTGCACCGTGGCACTGACCACCGTTGACGAGGTGTAGCCTGTGATCTCACAGGTCTTGCCCTTGTAGCGAACCATTGAGCCCACATGCGCCGCAACAAAGCTGGCTGCACTGGCGGTCAGGGTGATAGCGCCAGTCGTGGCTGAAGGTGTCAGGGTCGTATTGGTATCAGCGAACTTGTAATAGGGCTGATAGATCGGATAGCCGGATGAATGTGTCTCCCACGGAAAATCACTGATGGTAAAGGTGGCAGCACCAGTGCGCAGGATCCGCTGCTGCATGAAATCTTCATGGCAGACAAGAATGGTATCCCCGGAAATAGTGATCCGCATTTCCCACAATTGAGCCGTGCCCCATGGCTGGCCGGTGTGGGTTTGCACCAGCGCCATATCCTCGTCGTAAACATCGAGGCGGGCATCGGAAAAAAACAGCAGGTAAAGCTGGGTTTCGTTGAACTGGAAACGCTCAAGGCGTCCCGTATCCTGCAAGGTCAATCCGTAGAGGGAGGATGGCCGACGCGCAACGCCGCCCTGCACCAGCGGGCGATTGTTGGGCAGGGCTTCGGCCCCGTTCTGGTAGACGCTGAGATCTTCCCGCGCAAGCATACGGCTGTCGAGTTGACCGGCAGAAAAATTGGTCTGTGTTTGCCGAAGGCGTGCCATGCCTACCTCCGTGCTGCGATAAAGCGGCTTGTGTCCACCTTCGATGTGGTCTGCTGAACGCTGTCCCGGTTACGGGCCTTGCGCAGCTTGACCTCGGCCTTGCCGTCCCACAGGGTAGCCAGTTTGTCGTCACCGGCAACGGCGGCGGCGAACAGGGCGGCGAGGGTGAACTCTGCGGCCATGCGAAAATAAGGGGGCCAGGCGGTTTCATCAGGACGGGTCTGGAAATCACAGACCACCGTTTCATCGGCCCCGGCATTACAGAAAACCTGATCGCCATAGACGGCATAATCAATATCTACATCATTGATCGTCACGCGAATGACGTTGATACAGTTACTCGGTAGTTGATAGGCCGCATCCCACAGAGCCTCCGGCTCCGAAAGCAAGCGGTTAAGGCTGTCCTGAACCACCGTAAAACGCCACGGAAAATCCGTAATCAGATCCTCGACCACTTCCTCATAGATGGTATCGGCTACCGTGGCCTCGGTGGAGATGGCCGAAAAAGAAGTAATAGGATTGGCTCCGATGAGAACCAGCCCCTTTGAGGCGACGGCAATATCTGTTGTGGCAATGCTGCTCATGTCGGTTCAGCCGGATCCGGCGAGTGCGCAAGAAAACCCCAAATCGCACACCCGCCGGGAAGTCCCGGCTGGATCGGGACTAGTCTGTGTCTGTTACGACGACACTGGTGCCGTCAGAGACATCAACCGTAGTCCCGTCATTTGACAGAACATTCATCAGGTCAACTGATGTGATCGTGGCCGGAGCCGCAACCGCATCAACCTGCTGGGCGATGATAACATCACCGACCTCAAGCATGTTGACCGCATCGCCGGAAAAATAACCGGCGGTGTTCATGGTCGCCTTGGTATCCGTGGTGCGGAAATGCCAGAGAGCAAAGCCACCACCACCAGCCAGACGACTGAGATACTGAGAATTGAAAGCCATTTCGTTTTCTCCTGTGGCTTAGGTGTTGTAGAGAACTTCGATAACACCTGTGTCATCGATAATCGTGGCACCGTGCGACATATCAGCCGCGGCGAGGGTAGACTTCTTGGTCGGGATCCAGTCCAGATCCAGATTGAAGTCCTGGCCGATGGCATGACCGGCAGCCGAACGGTGATAGGCAAACATCTTGGTGTCTGCGGAACCGTCCTGCGGCAGGTTTTCATGCGGGAACCAGTTGAAGCCGAGCCACTTCTTGGCAATGACGCCTTCAAACCAGATATTGGAGTGATCGACATAATCAGCATTGCTGAACTCGTCGATGTCCAGAAGGTCGCCCCAGGCTTCCCAGCAGACAACAAAGTAGAGCTGCCCGTCGAAAGGAATGGAGGACTTGCCCATGGCTTCCATGATGGCGATAGGCGAAGCAGCCGCCGACCAGGTGGCCGCCGTGGAGACATTGTTGGCGTTCGCGGTGGAATCAAGGGCCGTGGTGATGATGCTGTCCGTGTCTTCACCCATGGCAGCGGCAATGCTGCGGGCGGCGACCTGACGCTCATCATGCTGAATTTTCAGCTCGTCCAGTTTGTCGATAAAGGTTGCAGCATAACGATCCTGCAAGGAACATTCGACCGGCGCGTGGGACTGGCGGGAAATCGGCAAATCACCTTCGCGGGATTTTGTACCTGCGGCAACAGAGCCGATCACCTGAAAGGTGGTGCTTTCGCCGGTAATGCCGGTTTTGGTGCGAAGGGTGTTGCGGAGTTTGGAACCCATCTGGCGATATTCCATATGGGCTTCGCTTTCGAATTGCTTTACGAAAGCATCATCAATATCCGGTTGGGCCATGAAGACCTCCTGTTTGTTTCCGGGTTGCGTTTCAGCTCCGGGTGTCACAAATCAGGGTCAGGTCGGGTATCCCTCAAAGGGAGGGGCCGTTGACCGCATCCAGTGGCCGGTGTCAGCCACAGAAAAACGGAGAACGGCCACGATTAAAACGCACAACTTTTATTTCTTGGTGTCCAGCGCCTGAAACCCTGCCGTGACACGCTTCACAAAGTCCTCGTCACGATGGCGCGGATCGCGGTACTTCGGATCCTGCATCATGGTTTCCAGTTCCAAACGGCTCAAAGGCTGATGCCCGCCATCGTCACCGTCACCAGGAGCCGGGGCCATGTCACCGGATGATTTTTTCATCACTTCTTCCAGCGCCACAATCATGTCGGCGTTGTCGGTGTACTTCATCATGGTGTTGTAGGTGGATTCAGAAAGGTTCTTGCCCGCCCACAGGTCAACGCGCTCGATCCGGGCCTGCCCGTTTTCGCCCAGCTTGGCGGTTTCCCCGGCGATGTCGGGCATCATGCCGATCTGCGACTTGGCGTAGAAGCCAAGCAGGCCCTGGAAGATTTCGCCCTTGATCCCGTTTTCATGTGCCCAGGTCTTGAACTCGGCCAGCATGGGATCCTCGGCGTCCAGCTTGAAGTCCAGCCCTTCCGGCACCACGCCGTCCGGCAAGGTGACTTCATAGCCATCAATGTTTTCCGGCACGCCTTCCTTTGCAGCCGCCTGGAACTCGGCGCTAATGTCGGCCCGCAATTGTTCGTCGGTCTTGCCCAGCTTGCCCTCAAGGTTCTTGTAGGCTTCGGACAGGGCTTCAACATCCTTGTACTTGCCAAGGATCAACTCGCCCTCACCTTCGCCATCGCCTTCACCGCCTCCGGCACCGCCGCCCTCGGCGTCACGGTAGATCTTCATTCCGGGGATAATGTTCATGCCTTCTTCTCCAGTCCAGCTTCAAAGCGTTGGGCGATAATCCCAACGAGAAAACGCTGCCCCTCAAGGTGCAGCAGGGAATTTGTGTCCACATTCGGGCCAGAGACATTCTGGATCGAAATTGATTTCAGATAGTCCAGCACGATCTTGCCATCCGCGCCCCTGAAGACAGATGCAAAGGCAAGGTTGAGATCCTTTTCCTGTGCCGGTGTTCGGGAAAATCCGTCATAGCGTGACGACAAGGTTGGGGTCTTCGGTTCTCGCTTCATCCTGGAAGTACTCCTTTGATGATTTCAGTCGGGTCAATGCCATTGCCAGCCGCATCCCCCATCACCTGGCCGGTTTCCTTGGCCAGACTTTTCTATTCGTCCTGCGGCCGGATCAAATCCGTGCTGACTTCGTACCAGTCGGCCAGCTGCTCCACGAACTCGTGACCTTTAACCGATGTCTGGAACTGCTGCGGCCCCAGGATCTCGTTGGCCACCTGGGCGAAGTTGATGTGCTGCTTGATGTCCTCGTTGCGCTGGGCCCGGATCATCGGGCTGGTGGCGCGTATGCGGATCTCGGTGCCGTTAATCACCGGCAGCTCGATCTTGCCCTGCTTCTTCAGGATATAGACCACCCGCTTGATGATCTGGTCCACATACTCGGTTTTCAGGCGGGCAAAGGGAGATCCCAGCACCCGCGACATTTCCGCCATACGCTCGGCGGTTTCCGTGGCTGACATCGGTGTGCCTTCGCGCCGCCCCAGGGTGTCGTTGTAAAGCGCCTTGTTGATGTTGTGGCGCATGTCCTTGAGGATCAGCTGACTGACATCGAAGTTACCCGGCGGCTGCAAGGGAGACAGGCCCGTCGATCCCACCGCGCGGGGAATAACCGTGCCCGGCACCAGACGGATATTATGGGGATTGATAACGCCATCATCATCAGCCTGCCACATGCCGGCGATACCCATCTCGCCGTTTTCAAGGACCAGCTGCACCACAAGGTTTGCGGTCTTGATCGATGCCAAGGCGTTGAAGATCGGGCCGCGCCCGTAGACCTCGCCTGCCGTCTTGGACCAGCGCGCCGTGATCCACGGACAACTGCCGGAGCCTTCCCAGCGATCCTGATGCAGCATGTGGCTGCCCTTTTCAAACAGGACACAGTGGTCATATGCCTCCACGCTGTCGTTTGATCTGTCGCGCACCGTACACTCGATAAAGGTCAGATCCTTTTCCGGCTTGTCCTCGACGCATTTCCGCAAATCATCATTGAGTGTGGCCTTGGGCCATGTCGCCATGATGTCCCGCGCCTTGACCCTGCGCTTGCGATAGCGGCCATCCACCGCCCCGCCCGGGCCCGCCTCAAGATAGACTTCAGCCATGGGCACAGAGGAGAAGCGCAAGGGCTCCGTCAGGTCGCCCTCATCAATAATCATGTTACCGGTGCCGACGCCAAGATCCTGGAAGGTTTCGTGGCCTTCAGTCTGGTAGTTGGAGTTGTTGATGGCCTCAAAAACAAACTCTGTCACATCGGACAGGTCTTCCTTGATCTGGCGTTGTTCATCCCCCTCCAGATCCTTGAGCATCCCCGGTGCTGCCTCAATGGGCGCAAATCGGGTGCCGCCCGGCGTCATGCCGGAGATCATGCGGCTGGCAAATTCCGGTACACCGACCACAGCGGTGTCGTCAAAGATCAGATCGTCGCCCCGGTCCCCTTCAACGCGGGTACCAAAGCCACCCCGACCCGGCATGGTGTAATCGAAGCAATCCCGCCAGACTATTTCCCAGGTTGACCGGCGTTTCTCGGCCAGCTTGAACCGCTTGATGAGCTTTTTTTCTTTATCGGTAAACATGCGCTACCCTCCAAGGGTTTGTTTGGGCTTGTTCTCGTCGGAGAACCCGGTCGATCCGGCAGACAGCAAGGATCGACGCCCCCGCAGTCCCTTCGCCCTGGCCAGACGTTCTTCTTCTTCCAGCCGCTTGCGCTTTTCTTCCGCGATGTCGGCAAGGCGTTTGGCTTCGGCTTCTTCCTGCTTGATGCGTTCTGCCTCGGCGGCAGCTTCAGGGTCAGGCTTCGGGGCTTTCGGAGCAGGTGCCTGTGCCATTGTCGGTGTTGAAAACATGGAGGTCATATCAGGCTCCGATCTGGTCATTGGAGGGGAAGCCGCGCCAGCCACCACTGAGCAGGGACCGGAAGCCGCGGGCCGGGCGATACAGGTTTGCCTCGTCGTCCAGGCTTTCCTCGGCTTCAGCACCGGCGTTCAGGGTAGCGGTCCTTGGTTTAGCCGCAGGCTTCGGGGCCGGTGTCTCTGGCGGTTTGATGTCAGACGGCTCAATGTCGGCATGCCCCTGCCCTTCGGGCGAGATCTGGCCCTCCGGTTCCGGTGCGTTCTTGCCCAGCATGGACGGGCCGGAAGCCGTGCCGCCGCCCGTTATAGAGGTGCCGACATTACCGGCATTGGGATTGTCCGGATGCAGACCGTCGTTCACATTCGCTCTTGTCATTGCATTGTGAACACCAGTCAGCCCGGCCAGCAAACTGCCGCCAGGGATAGCCAGGGTTATTGCGTTGACACCGCTGCCAAGCAATCCAGCTGTGGTCTGGTCCTGTGTCTCCGCAATGCCAACTTTCGCCGTGCCTGCAACAGCACCGGCGATGGCATCGCCAAGACCTGACGGACCAATATTCTCCTGGCCTTCATTGAAGGCTTCCATTTCCGCCGTATCCATGACAGCGGCTGTATCCTGCGTTACACCAAACTTGCCGGTTGCCGGACCAAAAGGTGACGACATCGAGCTTACATCGTTAAAGCCACCGGCCCCGCCACCTTCGCCACCGCCTTTACACATAAGCTATTCCTCGTACAGATTGCCGGTTGGCCGGAAACCGGCCCCGGTGTAAAGGGCATGCGAGGCTTCGGGATCGATGCCCAGCGTATCGCCCAGGAATTTCTTGACCGCGCCCTGCTCATTTGCCCAGGCCACAAAGGCTTTCAGCATGTCTTTCGCCACACCCTTGCCCCTGGCATCCGGCATCACAAAAATCATCTGGTCTGAGGCAGAAAGGTCGCGGGTAAACCAGCGTTCATAGACATGCCCGACGATGAAGCCCAGCAGATCACCCTCCTCATCCTCTGCCAACCGGATAAAAAACTGGTTCTCACGCTTGAGCCATCCGGATACAGCCTGTTTGGCCTTTTCCAGATCCAGATTGTAGGCCGTATAATTGCCGGACGCCTGCAACATCAGCAGTCCGTTGGGGACCAACCCCTCAAACTCATCGATGTTCGGCTTGCGCAGCTTAATGTCCATGTCTTGCTCCATCGAAGTCGAAAATCACCTCTGCGCCCCTTTTTTTCAACGCACAGAATAATTGCCAGGGCGTCAGGGCCCAGCACCGGCGCACACCAAGGAGCTGCTTGATCCACGAAATGCAGTAAACAGGCATGCGCGGCAGAAACACCGGGCCATTGTTCTCAACCGTGAAGGCCAGCACCGCAAAGCCGCTTTCCTTCATGTATTGCAGGGTGGCGTTCACGATCTCTGGCGGCAGAACCTCGATGTGCAGCCGTGCCGCGCACCATTCGCAGTTGATCCACTGTCCGGACACGGCGTCATAGCGAAAAACAAAGGCATGACTGAAGCCGGGGCGCACAAACCAGCGCCACGGCCTCGGCATTGTGTTGCCAATGTCGGTGAAGCCTACAAGCCACCGCGGCGCCGGTTGCTCCAGCCCCCGTTGCCCCGCTTCTGTTCCCTCTTGCCGTGGTTCCATACGTTCCATTCCCTTTTTGCGATGGCAGGCTGCACATCACCCTTGCGGCCCAGCACTTCCCTGCCCTCACCACCACCAAGGAAGGCGTACTGGCAGGCATCATGCACATGGCTGTACTTGTTCTTGTTCGGGCGTTCCTCATACCGGGCCTCGCCCGCAACATTGAGGCGTTTCATCTGGTAGCCGCCCCGGAAGCCCTTGCGCAGCACCTTGCTGTTGACCGGATCGATCAACATGCCCGGGTTGCCGTTGACCATGCGGTCCAGTGTGCCGGCCACCGCCTCAATCCGCATAATCGGATCATTTGACGGGGCCGGATAAGCCACCAGGCCCTCGCCGCGCATGATCTGGAAAGGTGTTGTCTCGTCGGTCTGTGCGCGCTGGTCGCCAGCCGGATCTCCGTAGATCTTGATTTCATGGTCCGGGTAATTGCGCGCGATCTCGGCCCGAAGCAGCTGCGAAAACCGCTTGATCCCCATATCAATAGCCACCAGCTCCCGCAGGATCAGCCAGCGGCCATCAGAAAGACGCTGACAAAAGACCGCAGCCGGGGTCAGGCCAAAGTCCAGGCCAATAATTACCGGCACATTGTCGAAAGGCTGCAAACCCTCCTGCGCCACATGCACCTCGTCGTTGTAACTCGGATAAACCGGCTTGCCGCTGTCCAGCGAGCCCAGCTTGTTCAGCACATAGACATCGATCCAGCTGCGCGTCTTGCCCTGAATGATCTTGCTGTAATATCCCGGCGTCAGGTTCTGCCGGTTCTCACAGCGTTTGCTCATGTTGTAGCCAATCACCTGGCCGCCAGCGTTCTTGACCTCCTCCATGCCGGGGGGCTGGGTATAGAACGCCCAATCCTTCGGCTTTTGCAGCATCAGGGCTTCTTCTGCAGGAATATGGTCAGGGACCGGCGTTTCTCCAGCCATGATCGGCCACCAATGGTCATCATCAGGGGCGTTGGTGTCAGCAATAACCCCGTACCAGGTGGGGCCACCCTCCCGCATTGAGGGAAAGCGGCCGACACGCATGGTCGCACCGTCAACAATTTCCTTTGGAACCTCCCGGGCTTCGTTGATCCAGGCAATTGTCAGCTCCAGAGACAGCAGTTTGTCCACATCTTCAGGCCGGTCCAGTGCGAGAAAGATCACCTCGATCTCCACCTTGCCGAACTTCATGTTGTGGGTGTACGGGGTCGACCAGTTGAACTTGCCGAACACCTTTTCAGGGAACCAGTCCAGCCAGGTCTTGATCGTCGTGGTTTTCAGCTGCGGATAGGTCGAGCGAATGACCGCCACACGGATCCGCGCGATGCCGTCCTGTCCCGGAGCCTGATTGAGCGCACGGCGGAAGATCTCCACACAGCAGCCAACCGACTTGCCGGAACCTACAGGGCCACGGATCCCCCTGAAAAAGGTGTCATCCCGCATAAAGTCGCGCAGAACGTCCCCGTCAGGCTTGTATTTGAAGTCCATCAGCCGTGACCGGCGTCAACAATCATCTTCAGGCGGTCTTCAACAACCTTCGGGCCAAGGGCTTCGATCAGCCGGTCAGCCTCTTTGTCGTCAATCTCCCGGTGGGTCTTCGCCTTGTGTACCTTTCGGATCACACGGCGCAGACGCTGCAAGTCATTCCATTTCAGGGAGGCCAGGAAAGACTTGCCCGCATCTGCTCCAGCTATGAGCGCCATTACTGGCGCACAATGCCTTCAAGGGCAGCATCAGCCAGCTTGCGGTCAACCTTGATGCCCGCATATTCGCTCAGGACATTCAGGTCAGGCTGGCCCTTCTTGGTCCAGTGCGCATCATCGCCATTGTCCAGCTTCGTCGCAGCCGAACGCACCTTTTCAACCGGATCATCCGGATCGCCACCATGGGCACCCACCGTGGCAGCGTTCAGAGCCTTGGCCTTCTTAACAGCCTGGCCATTCGCCTTGATGATCTTCTCATGCGTGCGGTTTTCAGCCTGCATGTCACCAACGACTTCCTCAATCGCTACCAAACGCTCCGCAATGCCCTCCAACCGAGGGTCAGCATCAAATGAATGGTGCAGCCGCTTCGACAACTGCCCCAATCGCTTCCGGATCAATCCCGTGTTCATAACTCAGTCACCTTTTCCAGTAAAAAATTTCAGTGACGCCACCATCTATCACCAAAAGATTTCCTGAAACGCACAACCAGACCCAACTGCATAGATGCAGCGAGCCTTTTGCAGAACTGTGCGTGTAATGGGCGTATACTCGCGAGACCACCCCGGTTTTTAACCCCCCCCCTGGCTTTATTCACCCGAGGTCTATGTGGATAGAGAGATCGCCTTCAATCTGGTGCGTGTGTTTATCTGGCGGCTTGAAGCCAGCACGGTCAAGCAGATCCTGGCTGGCCTGTAGCTTCACATACTCACTCTTGCCGTGTTGAGCCAGCCGGGTGACTGTATCCACCGCCATCAGCGAGCCATGGCGCAGTCTCTGTTGGATACGGAACTGCATATCAGCCATCACATGCGGCTTATTCAGCACCTGTGATACATAAGATCGGGATAATCCAAGGGCTTGCGCTGTTGCCGTACCACTGTCGCCTGTTCGTTCTATGTGATCGATAATGCGTTGTTGTGAAGCTGTGATGCGTTTTGGTTTCGGTTCGTCTTTTCGTTTAAGGACTGGACGCTTGGATGGGGTGATGTCCTTCATCTGTGCTCCTGTTTATAACCGGGTAGTTTGGGCTGTGTGATGGGTTACTAAAGAGGGGCAGCGACTGAAAACATCGTCAACGCACAAGTAGGCCAGGCAGGGTGGAAGGGCGTTAGCGGAGGGTGCGTTTGTAACATGACACGACATATCTGTCGGCTTAATGACATTGGCGGGGCAGAAGAAAGAAGAATAAAAGGAAGAACAAATGAGCAGCAAGCTGCAACTTGTTGAGATTGGTTTGTTTGCTTCGTCGGTTGAGTTGGTAGAGCCTGCCCTTATGACATTCTCGCTCCGCCCGGTCCAGTTCCTTCCGCACCACCTCACACGCCCTGTTGTTTACAGCCCGGCTTCGCCGGACTTTTTCTTTCGGGCGCGATGAGCCGTGAAGAAACTTGACCGGTCGTTTCGAGCCTGTCAGCGGTTGGCACTACCACCTCTCCCTCCTGCGCAAAAAAACGTGGAAGGGAATGAAAACTTAACTCTTGAATAGGACTTGAAACGATGGCTAAAAAAGCAAATGAAAGCGCAATGGTAACACTTGGCAAACACCTGGACGCCATGACCGACGATGTAACTGGCGGCTGGTTTGGCGTTATCAACGGCATGTGCAACTGGGCACACTATCAGGCCCAGTACAAGCGCACCGGCATCGATCAGGAGATGGTGACGCTGGAAAACAGCCTGACAGGCATCCACGCGAACAGCGACACGGCAAAGCACAGCGCCGCCGTTGCTGCTGGCAAGATTGAAATCCTTGAAGATCAGCTGGCACAGCTGGATACCTTCATGGCTTGGGCAACACGCGAGTACAAACGCCAGAACAACCGCGAATGGTTGCCGCCTGTGAAGGGTGGAAACAAACGGACGGCACCGTCTGCTGATCCGCAGGCCGTGCTGGATCGCATCAAGGCATTGAAAGACGCAGCCACCGGCTGACGCTGGCCCCGACCAGAGAAGCCCGGGCGTAAAACCCCGGGCTTTTTTGTGCCTGTCCCAAAAAAATCGTCGCTCGCTGCGCTCGCTGTTGACGACATAAGGATGTCACAGCTTGACCAGGGGACGCGTTAAAGGTGGCGGGCAATCAACACCCCGAAGGGTGGATCACCCGTCTGCCTGCCCCGCTACCACACAGGACAGGCATACCCCTGATAGGACAAAGGGGCAACCAAACTGCAATCTATTCACATGAAAGGTGTGATGCAATGGCGCTCGAACCATCAGCCGCAGAAATCAAACTCGCCCAGGTCGAGAGCGATCTGTTCCTTTACCGCACCAGACTGGCCGAAGCGAAGGCTGCCAACCACACATCGATGCTTTGTGCGTTGCGCTCTACCATTGCCGGGCTGGATGCTGAGTACTCAAGAATTGGCAAAGCATTGAGGGGAGGTGGTCTTATTGAAGCCGGGTAATTAACACCCGGACACAGCAATTGATCTGGCTTTCCCCAGGCCAGGTCAGCACCGGGGTCAGGTGTTCCTCCCGAAGCCTGGCCCCACCTCCCTGCAACTCGGGGGTCACGGACAAGGTGGCCCCCGTTCTTTTGAGGATCCCATGGACATACAACAAATCAACATCGATGAGCTGAAGGTGGCGCCAACCAACGTGCGCAAGGCCCGCGGCGTCGGTGACATCTCATCCCTCAAGGCCAGCATCGATGCGCATGGCCTGATCCAGCCACTTACTGTCGTCAAGAACGGCAAGGGCTACAACGTCATTGCCGGACAGCGCAGGCTCAAGGCCATGAAGGAACTGGTCAAGCAGTCCCGCTTTCCCTCCAACCATACCATTGCCTGTGTTGTCAGCGAGGCCGACGAACACACACAGAAAGAGATCTCGCTGGCCGAGAACGTGGCCCGCAAGGATCTTGATCCACTGGAAGAAGCGGCAACCTACAACAGCCTCGTCAACAAGCAGCATACTGTTGAAGACATCGCCGGGATCTTCGGGGTCAGTGCAGATTATGTGCGCCAGCGCAGGCTTATCAGCAAGGCCCCGTCTATCGTCAAGGATCTGGTCAAGCGTAACCTGATCCCGGTCAGGGTGGCCGGCATGATCGGGCAGCTGGGCAAGGAACGTCGTGCCGAAGTCTGCTCATCGATCATCTACCATGAGGCAGAAGATCACTTTGAATTTCCCTGGTGGATGGAGACTGTCAAACAGGCTGATGATGTGCTGTTCGGCACGCTGCCAGTCATGGCTGCGGCCTGCTTCAAGCCAGAACTTTACACCGGCCCGACCGAAACAGATCTGTTCGGTACTCCGGATGAAACCTTTTGCTCAGATGTCGAGCAGTTTATGGAACTTCAGAAGGCTGCGGCACAGACCATGGCAACAGGCTATGAGCAAAAGGGCTGGGGCTGGGTCAAATATGTGGACCGGGACAGTTACTTCTACATTTATGACTATCAACATGAGCCCAAGGCCACGCCCAATGCAGACATGGGTGTCATCATCCTGATGCAGCGTGACTACAGCCTGAGCGTTCGCACCGGGATGAAGGCGGTCAACAGACAGAGTGCCTATTCCACCAGCGCAGCCGGCCTTGATGATGAAGGCAACACCATCAAGAAACAACAACCCGAACTGACCAAGGCCACCATGGCATCCCTCAACACAGTACGACAGGATGCCTTGCGTCTGGCTGTGTATGAGGACAAGCGGGTCGCCCTTGAGGTGCTTGTGGTGCAGCTGCTGACCTATTACGGAGCCGCTTACATCGAGATCAGCGAGGCATCCGTTGAAGGTAACGGGGCCTATGATCTGCTCTGCCATGCGGTCACGAAGTACCGCAAGAAGATGAAGACGCACCCGCCCAAGGATTGCATCGATGATCTGGATACCTGGTCCTCGGATCTGACGGGGCTGCGTGTTACCGGCCACCGCAGTAACGAGAAGATTGTCTACAAGGCAGTCAAGAAACTCAGTGATGCGGAACTCAAGGATCTGCTGTGCCTGATCTCAGCCCTTGGTGTGCAGCTGGAGCATGCGCACGACTGCGAACCGTTGAAGCCCGGCATGTTTGACGAGGTGCTGGCCAAGGATCTCAAGGTCGACGCCAACAAACTATTCACCGGGCTGGATCAGATCGTGCCGGATCTGCGCAACAAGGAAACAGCGGCCAAGGTGTATGGCCTGTTCAAACAGACAGGCGGGACAACGATCAATCCCAAGACAGCCAAGCTGAAGGAGATCAAGAACGTAATCCTGAAGCGTATCAAGAATGACGGGCAGCCTGATGTTGGCTGGCTCAAGTTCCCCTGGAAAAACTATCTGATCCGAAAGGCAAAGTGATGGCACAGGATCCGCTTCAACAAATCACGGACAGTCTGGTCGCTGATCTTGAGGCTGTCATCGCCGGGGATCGCAAGCGGTCCCCCTTCTCCACACCCTGGGCAAAGGCCGGCTTCCCTGCCAATGCCCTGACCGGCGCTGAATACAACGGGCTGAACACCCTGATCCTGTGGCACAAGGCCAAGGTCAAGGGCTACAGCAACAACAAGTGGGTGACGTTCAAGCAGATCAAGATGATCGAAGGCGGCGAGCATGCCCATGTGCGCAAGGGCGAGAAGGCCACCGTCATTGTACGCTACGTCAGCTGGGTGCCCAGGTCCTTCGGCAAGATCGACAACGACACCTATATCCACAAGACCTACGGCACCACACACAGCAAGGATGAGGCGACCATGAACACCTTGCGGGCCTACAATGTTTTCAACGTGGAGCAGGTGGTTGATCTGCCGGATGAATACTACAAGCTGCCGGATCAGGGCGCGACCCTGACTAATGATGAACTGAAATGGTTTGTTGCCGAGACAGGGGCCATGATTGAACACGGCGGGGATCGTGCGTTCTTTAACTATGGCCGGGACCGCATCGGCATGCCCCGTGTTGCTGCCTTCAACAGCGAGGATCATTACTGGGGTATCCTGTTTCATGAACTGGGCCACTGGACAGGACACAAGTCCCGGCTTGACCGTCCCTTGTCACAGGAAAAAAATCTGTACGCCTTCGAGGAACTGGTGGCCGAGATCACATCGGCCTTCCTGTCCTCCCGCTTCGGGCTGAAGGCTGAAATGCAGCACGTTGAATACCTTGAGGGGTATGTCAAAGCCCTGAAGGAAGACGCCACGGTCCTGCGCAAGGCCGCAGCTGCATCGCAGAAGGCGTTTGATTACCTGATCGGGGCCGGTCAGGAAGAACAGGAGCAGGCAGCTTGATTGAAACCAGACTGACAACCCGGGATTACAGTCTGGTCTATGACCATGACAACTGCGAGGTGCAGCGCAAGGACATCGAGGACAAGGCACCGCAGCTAAAGGTGACACTTTCTCCGGATAATTTCTGGATCATGCTGAAGCGGATTGTCTCCAACCTGAAACGTAACAGTGACTTCAGGATTGAACAGAAGGTGGACTGACCCAAGATCGCCAGGGAATTTAAAGATCACAGTTCCTGCGTCTTGGTGCGTCGATACATCCGATCAATCAGAGAGTAGCGGTCAATAGCTGCCGCCAGATCTGACTTGCGCTCTGCAAGGTGGGGCTGGATCTGGTTGATGAAGTCCGCGGGCTTGGGAAAGGACGGCCACTTGTAGGTGCGGCAGACTTCGCGGGCCCCGATCCGCAACAGGTCTTCAGGGTATTCTTCGAGCAGGGAATAGTAGATTGCCAGGGCATCCTCGCTTGGCAGGGTTACGTTGAGTACATCAGCCACAGTTTGCAGCACCGCAGCAACAGATCCACGACTGGCTCCGGCCAGCAGGCTGGTGCTGTCGTCGATAAGAGCAGGCAGCTGGTCATACTGATCCTCAATTGGCTGCTTGAATACCGAACGGATCTGGCTGGTCGGCGGCTGCAACGAGGCGGAGGTGGCCTGCATCCTTGTTGCCCTTGTCTCGGGATGCAGGGGTGGCACGACGAGGACGTTCACGCCTGACCCATGACTGCCAGCATCGGGTCCAGTCAATGTAGGTTTTGTTTCGTCCGGGTCCGAACCCGTAATATGTTCTGAAGTCTTCGCTGATGTCGTCGATCTGGCTTGCTTCGAAGCCTCGGCCTTCAGCGTATTCACGCTCTGCCGGACTGAGTGTCCAATCTTCCTTGAACCTTGTGGCCTTTGCATTTGTGGTAGCTCCTTTGCTGTTGCCTGTGCTGTGTTTCTTTTCCTTTGAACCTTTTACTATTGGATGCGACATATTTGTCGTGTCTGGACCTGACATATCTGTCGTGTCTTCCGTAAAAGGTGACAAATCTGTCGTGTTATTGGAGATCATCCATTCATGTTTGGGAAAACGGTACATATTTGACCGTCCCCTGCCCCTTTGGGCCACCTCAAGCAGCCCCGCATTGACCAGCTCCTTGAGGGATCGCTGCACGGTACGCAGTTCCATGCCGACCTCGGCCTGCAATGTCTCCTGACGGGGCCATGCCACGCCCTGATCGTTGGCATACTGGCAGAGCCGGGCATAGATCAGCTTGGAATTGGAGGAGATCTCGGTGCGGGAGAGCAGCCAGTTCGGGATGAAGGCACCAGTCCATGCCCGCTTCGGGTTCACATAGCTACTCATTGTCCACATGCTCCCGCATCAGGCGTTCGTAAATCGCCCAGGGCATGACCACCAGCGGCGTTGTCCTGTCCCTGTGCAGGAACAGCAGGTGATTGTCGCCAAGCCACTTCTCGATGGTCACAAAGCCAGCGCCGTTTGCCCTGCCCTTCACTTCTGCCTCGATGTTCTTGTTGTTGCCGATCCGCAGATCTCCCTTGAAAGATCCACCGGCCGCACCGGACAGCGGCACACGTTCACACGGTATGCCTGCCTCGGTGTGCAGTTTTACCAGGCCACGTTCGATACGCGCGCCTTTGTCTCTTGAAAATTTGCCCATTGGCCCTCCCCAGGGTTGAATTAATTTGCGGGTGATATTGTGAGTTCACAGCCAAGACCCTGTGCCCAAAGGCTCAGGCTATAAGCTGTCGGGACACGCAGTCCCACCTCCCACTTGCCACATTGCCGGTCAGCAATGCCAAGGATCTCATCAACGTCTGCCTGTGACAGACCGAGAGCCTTGCGGCGGGCACGCAACTTGCGAACCACCGGAACGATGTGGGCCTGAACCACCTCGGATCTCTCCGGACGTGGCCCAGGCCCGCTTGCGCCTGATTTGGGGGAGGTCGCGTCAGGCCGCATGACAATTATCAATTTCTTGCTCTACATTTTTTAGAATCTGTGCATATATGCAGCGTGCTGTTTTTTCAGAAGGGGCAAATTGACCTTGCCTCCATCTGGCCAGCGTGGTTGCAGCCACACCAGACTGGACACAGGCATCTTTTAGAGAGACACGATGCTTGTTACTGGCCAGAACCAGCTGTTCAAAATAGGTCATAAACATGGGGTAAGAATACAGCATTAATGCAGGTTATGACAAGAGCCAATTGCATTAATGCAGGGATCGGATAGAATGACCAGTGATTTAAAGACCAGAACTGCGATACTAGATTGGATGAAAGAGACAATGGAAACCCATGATCTCAGCGCAGAGGCATGGGCAAGCAAGGCTGACATTGCCCCAACGACGATCACGCAATTCGTTAATGGTAAGAGAAAATTCATACCATCAATGTCAACTTTAACACGATTAGCAGAGGCAACCGGACAGTCTGTCCGGTTTGGCGTACATACGTTTGACCGGATTTCAGTAGCGAAAGTAAAGGTGCTGAAGTTTAACTTCAGGGGACAGGTAATGAATGTTGAGTATAAGCAGGTTAGTACCAGCATAGTTGATGACGATGCATTTGGAGTACAGGTTGATACGCTTACCATGTCACAGGCAGGGATTTTTCCAGGAGATATAATCGTTTGCCTGCCACCGGAACAGGCAGTTGTTGGCAATACAATCCTTGCGGTAACAGACAAGGGCGTCAGCCCATTCCGTTACTATCCGCCCACATTACTGCCTGCTTCTGATGGCGAGGTATCGATAAATTCGACGGACGCAAACATCATTGGCGTGGCAAAAGAACTGATAAGGGTGCTGGACTAGCGGCTGCCAGATCGACGCGGCCCGTGCCCCGAAAGGGGCCGCGTCGATCTGACCGCCGCTATTATTTTGTCTTGAATACTGCATAAATGCAGTTTACTATCGGGGATAACTTCATAAAGAAAGGGCGACAATATGAATAACGACCACTACCACACCATCCTTGGCAGCCAGTCTAAAGCAGCAGAGCAACGGGCTTTAATGCTACTCGGCAAGGCCGAGGCAAATGCCCGGGCCATTGAAAAGATGGCAAACCAGATGGTCAGTGACCGGCTGCCTCGCGTCATGGTACCGCACCTAGCCCAACAAATTGCCATGATGGCAAAGGACATTCACAACAATGTGAACGGAAGGAACGCCGCATGAGCAGCATCGCAACCCTGTTGCCCGAGATCTCGGGCCTCGGCTTCGAATGGCCGGTCATGGACTATGACAGGTCGAAAGGGATCGGAGGATCTGACGCAAAAAAAATTATGTCGGGTGAATGGAACGCCCTTTACAGGTCGAAAAAGGGGCTCGCTGAACAGGAAGATTTGAGTGATGTTTTCCGTGTGCAGCTCGGCACCTTTACCGAACCCCTCAACCTTTACTGGCTGGCAAAGAACAACCCTGGCTGGAAAATCGAGCAGGCCGGCGTGACCCGCACCGACGACATCCACTCGCACCTCTACTGCCACCCCGATGCCACCGCAAAGATCGACGGACAGCTGGCCGTGATCGATGCCAAGCACACCAACCCCTTCGGTGAAAAAGAACAGCGCATGAAGGATGGCTACTACTGGCAGCTGATCCACAACGGCTATCTCTGCGGCGCCACCCTCGGCGTGATCTCCCCTATCTACGGCAATGACATCGGGGCCCCGGTTATCATCGAACTGTCGCCCAAAGACACAAAGGAATATCTCAAACGCACGGTCCTGTTCTGGTCCATGGTCGAGTGTAACCAGGAGCCGGACGATGTGCATGCGGTGACGGAAACCCACTACACCATCAGCGGTCTGCGCACTGTGGACATGACCGGCAACAACAGGTGGGCAGACCAGGCCGCAGCCTACATCAATGCCCATGAGGCAGCATCCCCGCACATCACAGCCAAGGAAGACGCGAACCTTGAGCTCAAGCGGCTGGTGGATGCAGACGTTGGCGAGGCCAGCGGCCACGGCGTGCGCATCAAGCGCAACAAGAAAGGCACGCCTGTTATCAGCACCTATCAGGAGAAGGAGCAGGCAGCATGAGTATTACGGCAGCATACTGCGACACCTTGCTGGCCCGCATGAAAGACCCGGCCCCCGGCAAGACCGACACCAGCCGGGAGGCGGCAGAAAAGATAGCCCCTGCCATCACCGGCCTGCGCAAGCAGGTCTATGACTTCATCGTGGACCACAAGGAGTTCGGCGCAACATCAGACGAGATCGATCGAAACACGGGCATCAACCTGCTGTCTGTCAGACCCCGCCTCACAGAGCTGAAGCAGGCGGGACTGATCTGCGACAGTGACCGGCGGCGACCCAACCGGGGCGGCCGCAGAGAGATTGTATTCATCGCAACGGAAGGAGCAGCCAATGGCTGACAACAAGATGATGCTTTGGGACAGGGTTATGAAAACCAATCCCAAATACACAAAGCCTGTCAAGTTCGGCCGGGGGTTTACGGCCATTGACCCCCACTCGCAGATCATGTGCGCTACCCAGGAGTTCGGGCCAGTCGGATCGGGCTGGGGCTGGAAGGTTGTACGCGTTGAATACCTGCCAACCAATGAAGTCGGCATGCTTATCCGCCTTTGGCATGGGTCAAAGGATCAGCACTATGAACAATGGGGGCAGGCCAGTCTCTACATAGATAAAGATAATACAAAGACGGACGGTGACTGCATGAAGAAGGCCACGACTGACGGCCTGACCAAGTGCCTCAGTTACCTCGGCTTCAATGCTGACATCTTCCTTGGCAAGTTCGATGACAGTAAATATGTCCAGGCTATGGCAGAGGAGTTTGCCAGCAAACCCTCGGATGATCTGGACCATGACACCCGCGACCAGCTGAACAATCTTGTTGATCGGCTGGATCGGGTGGAAGCGCTGGCTGATCTGGAAGCCATGCGCGATGAGTGTGCCTCCATGCTGGAAGCATTGGCCCCCAACCCCGGTGATCGCCAGCTGCTGAAAGCGGCAATGCTAATGGCGAAAACAAACGTAACAAAGGAAGCAGCATAAACATGGACATCAACAAGGTCATACTGCTGGGCAACGTGGGCAAGGATCCCGAGGTCCGGAACTTTTCCAACGGCGGGCAGAAGGTATCCTTCTCCGTCGCCACATCTCGCAGCTACAAGGACAAGGCTGGTGAATGGCAGAGCATCACGCAATGGCACAACGTCGTGTCCAGCGTCGAGGCTGTAGTCAAGCGGTGCGAGGCCAAGGTGCAGAAGGGCACCCGGGTTCACATCGAAGGGCAGGTTGCCACCCGCGAGTACGACAAGGACGGCGAGAAGCGGTACATCACAGAGATCGTGATCCCTCCCTATTGGGGTGTGCTGGGTGTCGAGAGCCGGGGCCGTGGTGACAATGAAAGCCAGGGCAACACAGCCAACCAGGACAATGGCGACTTCGGCGGCGGTGACATCGATGACGAGATCCCGTTCTAGTTATGGCTGACGGGTGGAGCAGCGACTATGAGGGCGTGGCCGATCTGATGCGTCAGGTTGCCCACGACCACAAGCTGGGGCTGGGTGTGATCCTGAGCAGGATCAGGACACACCCGGTTGCCATGGCCAGGCGGGAATTGATGTATCTCTTGCATACGGAAATGAACCTGTCTTTCTCCCACATCAGCCGGATACTCAATCTGGATCACACGACTGTAAGCTATGCAGTCAAAAAGTATCAGACATGCCACTCGTTACGGCAGCACGCATAGCAGAAAAGACCGGATACTCTGCCCGCTGGGTGCGCCATCAGGCTGCCCTCGGGCGGATCCCGGGCGCCGTCCGGTTGACAGCCGGGGGCCAATGGCGTTTTGATCTTGCCAAAGTCCAGACATGGATCAGGCAAGGGGAGATCAAATGGCATTATACAAACGCGACGATTCAAGATACTGGTGGGGACGTTTCAGCTACAAGGGGAAGCCGTTCCGCCGTAGCCTTGACACGACTTCTAAACCTGTAGCGGAGCAACGCCTTGCCAAATGGAAAGAGGATGTCAAGGCTTTGGGCTGGGGAGAGAAACCACCCCGGAGTTTCGATGATATGATGCTGTCCTTTGTCGAGAACCACCTGCCTGCCCTCAAGCCCAATGCCGCAAAGCGGTATCGGGTATCGATCCGCCAGCTGTTCCCCCACTTCACCGGCATGCCCCTGGACAAGATCGGATCCGCCAGCCTGTCAGGGTATGAGGCATCGAGGCGCAAGCAAGGGACATCAAGCCCGACGATCATACGGGATATGGCTTGCCTGTCCTCTGCCTTTACTCATGCCATCATGGATCTGGAATGGCTGGATACCAACCCGGTGCCAACCTTCCTGACGCGGCAGAAGCGGCGCGGCAGGCTGCGCGACAGCCAGCCCAAGACGCGGTGGCTGACGCACGCGGAGGAAGACGCCCTGCTGGCAGAGGCGCACCCCGACCTGGCCAACGAGATCCGGATAGCCATCGACACAGGGATGCGGGACACAGAGCTGCGCACCCTGCGCTGGGGACAGGTAGACCTGGAGGCCGGGCACATCACCATCGATCAGGCGACAGCCAAGAACCACAGAGAGAGACAGATCCCGCTACTGGCGCGAAGCGCAACCCTGCTGCGGGCGAGGCCGCGCCACCTGCACAGCGACTATGTTTTCTACCGGCCTGACGGCGGGATCTACACGACCCGCAAGACAGGGTTCCGGGCGGCGGTTCGCAGGTCCGGCGTAAAATACCTGAGCTGGCATGACCTGCGCCGCACCTGTGGCTGCCGGTTGTTACAGGATCACGGCCTGTCATTGATACAGGTCAGGGATTGGTTGGGGCACCTGACCATCCAGCAAACGGAGCGGGCTTACGCGTTCCTCACAGTTGAGAACCTGAAGGAGGCGATTAACAAATGAGCGTAAACGATATTAACTTTGAAACCCTTGTAGGGAACCTGACCGCGGAAAAGACCCGCGAAGGCGTATCGGTTCTGTACTCCAACCTGACGGAGAGCCACAAAATTTCCTTTCTGTCCGAGATCCTTGAAGATGAAATTGAGCGTGGTGAAATCCTGGCAGCCATAGAGGATATGGAAGAATGAGCAGGATCAAGAACGCCATGGAAGACTGCCCGTCCTGTGACGGGATCGGCGGTCCAATCTACATTGCAGAGGGGGATCCGCCTATCCAGACCTGCCCCCAATGTGACGGGCGCGGCACAATTCTGGTCACAGGGTCAGCGGATTATGCACAGTCCGGAAATGAAAAGCCCCCAATTTCTGCTGAGAAATCAGGGGCTTGTGTTGGTAGCGGAGGAGAGACTTGAACTCCCGACACGCGGATTATGATTACGCCTCCTTCTCCCCGTTGTTTCGCGTAAAACCCTTGGTGACAGGGAGATACAGCGTGGCAAGCGTGGTCAATGGCGGCACGATGAACGGATAAATGCGTCACAAAAATGGACACAGTGCATCCTTTCAGCGGCGAGCCGGGGCGTCAGTATAACAGGGGGCTTGCCGTGCTTTGCGCAGTGTCCTGAACCATAGGCATCTATGGAGCCAAAGCCCTCAACCCCGGCACAATTCTGGTCACAGGAAATACGCAGGATAGCCGATCTCCCTGACGCAACGCCCCTCACCCTTGAAAGCCCCCTGCTCCATGGCCCGTTTCATCGCCACCGTGCGGGTGTTCTCACATTGCTCAAGCGTCAGGTTTGGCATTTCCATCCTCATGCAGAAGGGCACCGGCTGCGCGATGCACCATACTGCGATGAGGATGTAGACAGCCATCAGGCTTTCTTGCGCTTGTCCCATGAACGAGCGCCGGTATAGCCGAGGTAGCCTGTGCCGAACAGATACCACATAGGCTCTGGTATAGCCGCCAGAAGGTTCGTGATGTTACTGGCTGCGGTGGCTATATGGTCTGGCCACCAGATCCCAAGAACGCCACCGAAGAAGCACATGCCAATGACGGCATACATCAGGTACAGAAAACTGGGACGGGCGCGGCTGGTCCACGGATCCTTGCTGTTGGCCTCTGCCATGATGGCAGACAGGGCCACTTCAACCTCTTTCAGTTCGCCGGATTGCTGTTGCTTCAGCAACTCCAGCTTGGCAGCTTCGCGGGCCTCCGGATCTGGTATCACCTTGTCGATGATGCCAATGATGCCGGGGGCCAGTGTGCTAATTAGAGAGCCGATCATCTTCCAGTTGCCTCCATTTTGTCAGTTCAAAGTGTGGTGCGTCTGTCAATCGCTCCGCAGGGTCGGCGTTCACCAGAACGCCGTTGCCGTTCCAATCGTATCCCCAGGTCAGGGGTATGTTGTGCATGACGGCGATGCCTTTCATCAGGCCGCCGAGGTAGCAGAACCGTTCCATGTCCATCCAGTCCACCGGGTAGGGCACAATATCGACAGCATATGACTTGTTGTAATTGTGGGGGCTTTCACCATAGACAGCGTTGGACAGACCTTTGTCGAAGGCTTCCATCTGCGCCGCCTCGTCACGCTCTGCACAGATAATGCTGAAGTCCATGTATTTGATGGCTACGTTCAGGATCACTTGCAAGCGCGGGTCGCATTGCTGGAGGCGTTCTTGTGATACCCTGCCAAAACCATACATCAATGCGTCCCGGTCTGCTGATCCATGACCAGCTTGCCAAGGGCAACCATGACACCGGACAGCGCGACCCATACCGCCCGCAAACCCCATACCCGCCCCTTCATCTGGTTGGTAAAGGCAATCTGGTTGTCGCTGATTGCCTTCACGCTGTCAGCAATCGCGGCATGGCCTTCCTCGATCTTCTCATGCAGGCGTTCTGACCTGCGCCGGTTGTCTTCTGGAAATTGCAGCAAGGCCGCCTTGATCTCTGACAGGTCTTTCGCAAATCCCTTATGCTGTGTTTCCAGTCGCACGATGCGTTCTATGTCAGAGCCGTGTGTCACGTCGCGTCCGCCTTGACCTGTACCTTGTCTGAAATATTCATTTCGGATTAGCGGCCTTGACCGCGCTGACTACCTATTTTGTCTGATATGTTCACGCTGGTGTCTCGTCTACAACGGTCAGGCATGAGGGGTCAGCTTCAAACGCGATTAGATAGTCAATGTA